TCACACCGTCTGCTCAATCACGAACTCCATGGATCGCTTGCGTGGCACGGTCCGGCCGTTGAGCCTCCAGACGATCACGGCCAGCCCATACTCGTACCGCCGGTTGGCAGCAGACCGGCTGATGCCATGGTGCCAGCTGATTTTCTTCCAGGCGTCGCGGTTAGCGCGCGCCCAGAGGATCTGGCCGATGTCCTTGTCCACCCACCGGAGCCAGAGCATCGCCTCATCGGCCTGCGTGATCATCCGCGGCGATGGCAGAGGCTTTTTCATCCGCGGCTCTTGCTCGACCTGATCGCCAAAAGTCGAGACGTATTTCGGCCAAGCGCTGACATAGCCCTGCGGTCGAACAGGCGGCATGGACCGCATGACGTCTGCCGCGAGGTCCAGCCGGTCGGCTACCATTGCCCGTGTCCATTCATCGGCCATGGCGCACCTCCCTCACGGCTGGCAGCTTGCCATAGAGTTTTTCGCCCAGCTGACGAACCAGTTCCCGTTCCGGCCAAGTCAGTCGGTGATCGTCGAGCGAGACCGCGAGCATATGCTGCTCATGCCAGCCATCGCGCTTGACCTGTTCAGGGTCACGGCGATTGCCGCCGTAACCCTTGGGAGTGAACCGCATGCCCATCAGACCAACCCTCCCTGCGTTTCGATCGCCCAGAGCAAGATGGCAATGGCGTCCGCCTCGTTGTCATCTGTGGGACTGAAGCCGCGCTTGCGGGCGGCATCGATCATGGCCTGTTTGGGCGCGTTACCTTTGCCGGTTGCGTGGCGCTTGATTGTTCCAACCGGCACTCCCTGGTAAGGCACGCCTCTCAGCTCGGCCCAGGTCTCCAGCGTCGCCATGAGGCCCCCATAAACGTGGGCTGCGTCAGTGCCTGCGTGCCGACGGACCTCTTCGAAGTAGATCGCCTCTATCGGACCGGACAGGCGGTCGATCTCGGACAGCCAGTTGGTGAAGCGCAGGTAGCGCATGCCGCCACCGTCGTAGCGGCCGGGCTTAACGCTGGCGGTGCCGCTGGTGATCAGGCCGTCAAAGCCGCGGATAGCCCAGCCGGTTGTCGTACCGAGGTCGAGGGCAAGGATCGTACGTGAGGGTTCCGCCGGCATCGGCATTTTCTGGGTTGCGCCGACATTGGCGCTGGCGAGAGTCAGGTCAGCCATGGGTGGTCTCCTTTTCTGCTGGGCTGCTCGGGTGGAAGACGACGGCGGTTGATGCTTGGCGGTGCGGGCCGCCGTCGTCGGATTGATCTTGAGCCAGAACTTCGGCCCGAGAAGATTGCTCAGGGGTAGGTGGTGGCCTCCCCCGCCTACAGCGGGGAGGTCACCTACCCCTTTAGGGGGGATTTTTCTGAAATCTGAAATCTGGCACAGGCCACTGATTTCATTGAGGATTTCCAGATTTTGGAGCAGATTTCGCAAACCCCCTTCCGAAATCTGGCAGGGCACCTTCAACGCATTGAAAGATAACAGGAAAAACCAGATTTCAGATTTTGCGCGGGAGCCAGATTTTGCAAAATCTGGCCAGATTTCAGAACATGGACCCCAGATTTTGGAAGGCAGAGCGGCGTGTTTCATCGTGCGTCCTCCGTGTCGCGATAGACCCACACGGACGGGTTTTCGACGGGCAGCACGGCGCCGGTCTGGGGGCATTTGTAGTGACTGGGAAGTACGTCAATGCGCTCCGGTGTAATCTCCCCGGTATCGGGATCGATATGCTGCCGGCTGGTCGCAAGACGCATGGCCTCGACGCAAAGATAGCCGTACTTGCTGCGTTCGGTGGCGAGGTCCAGCGCCGTCGCAGCTTCCCCGCGGACAAACTTTACATAGCCTTTCGTGGTCAGCACGTTCAGCCGTTCGCGGATGATCGATTGGCCGCCCAACCCTGCGGTGTTCTCGAACGTCTCGGCAAACAAAGTCATGGTGTACATCCGACCCTGAAGGGCCTCCTCGTGTAAAAGGCCGCAGATGACATCGCCTTTGCGATCCCGTTCGGCATCGTGCTTCGCCCCGACCTCCTGACGGACCAACCGCTCGTTGATGGGGTTGATCTCGACCCACTCGCCTTTGACCTTGTCGACGATCTTCGCCGCGAGCGCGGGGCCGTTGCGCAGCTCGATTTCCAGCTTGCGCTGTAGGCTTTCCTCGTCGGGGCGGTGCAGGATCAGCCCCGAGGTGTAGAAGCCGCGCAGGGCGCTGGCGCCGGAGAGGGCCAGAAACGGATCGTCTTTCACCTGCTGTTTGCTGAGCTTCTTGGTGTGGTGGACGAGGATCACCCCACAATCGGGGTTGATGTGATCGCGCAGAACCTCGACCCGGTCCTTCAGGAAAAACATCATCGCGGCGTTGTCGTTTTCGCCGCCGCCCTCGGGGCCGCCGTCGAAGAGATTGCGGATCGGGTCGATGCAGATGATGTCCACCGGCTCGGCCGGAAAGGCGCGCCGGATAGCCTGAGCCACATGAACACTGCCCTCGGTGTCGAGCAGCATCTTCAGCTTCGGCGTGGCCACGAGGTTGTCGCGGGCACCGGCCAAAAGGCCTGGCGGCAAGGTGATCTGCTGCATGCGCTCCCGCAGATAGTGATACTGGATCTCCGCCTGCAGATAGAAGATGTGCAGCGCCCGCGGCGGCGTGAAGCCGAGGAAGGGCTGGCCAGCGGCCATGTGCACGAGCCAGGAGATCAGCAGGTCACTCTTGCCCACCTTGGGTGCGCCGCCCAGCACCAAGAGCCCGCCAGGCGTCAGCACGCGCGGCGCGATGATGTCGGCTGGCATCGGGCTGTCATCGTCCAGCAACGCGCCAAGCGTGAATGCGGGCATTTCATCCGGGGCGGGTGCCGCACTGTCGAGCCGGATGACGGGCGGGCCATGCTTTTCGACATGGATGGCCCAGAGGCGTTCAGACTCGCGCTTGAGCCGTTCCACCGGCCACTGGGGCCGCAACATGGCGGCATTGTAGCCGCAAATCGCCTCCCAGCCCTCGTCCTTCGACAGCCGCCCCTCATGGACCATGCGAATGAAATACCCGATGGCGGCTGAGGCGCCCTCGAAGCGCGACCAGTCATCCTGACCGCCCTCGCGCACCGGCGTGACCAGCACGTCATCGGTACGTGGTTTGTCCGGCGTGGTGAAGTCCGGCGCAAGGTTGACACCCGGCGCGGGCGGCATGTCGGCCACAGCCTCGATGAACTCGCTCAGATCGCGTTCGCGGTCAGCGTTCCACTCCACGATCTGCACCTGGGTCTTGAGGTTGTTCTTGTAATAGACCGAGCCTGCGACCCGGATCGGCTGGTGGGCCGAGCGGAAATGCATGTCGCCACCGACTTTGGCGGCGATATCCCCCCGAAGGCGCGTCACCTGCGCGATGTCACCGCCCTCGGCGGGTTCGGTCAGCTTCCACCAGACATGGGCCTTGCGCTGGCCCTCGGGGGTGAGTCCACCGCTTTCCACCACCATGGTCGGCGGGCCGAGATGGCGTTCAAGATGGGCACGCTTTGCAGCAATGTCGCCGTTGTCGATGTCGACGACCACAGCCTGCATCTGCAGGATGTCTGCTGCCTTGGCTTGTCCGCTCGTCGCTACAGTGCCAGGGATCACGTAGACCGCCGCTCCTTCGCGGGCCGCCCAATTGGCGAAGGTCGCCATCTTGTCGGTGGTGTTTTTGCTCGCCTCCAACCAGATGTTATGGGGGCGGCCATCGATGCCCTGGCCCTTATCGATGAAGCTCCGGACCGGGATCAGCCCGTCACAATAGCCAAAGACCACCTCCATGAACCGGGCGATCTGTTCTGGATCCGGCTCGTCGCCGAACACATCCTCCATGGGCGCTGCGTCATTGAAATCCCGCCATGGGTTGAAATGAACGAGGTTTTCTCTGGGCGCATCTGACGCGCTTTCGCTCATGTTTTTTGGATCATCACTCTTCGCCATTGCGGCATCCTTCGCTGTGTCGTCGTTTTCGGGCGGGTCCTTCGGGGCATCCGTCATGTCGGCAGTCCCCAACAGCGCTCGGCCCATGAGCAAAACCGGCATTCGAAGAAGTCGCGATGGGAGGCAACGCGAGGCAGCAACTCGCCCACATCAGTCGCCCGGAGGATGCGCACACCGCGATCGGACATGCGCTGCGCCAACTCGGCGTCGAACGGCACCTGCTCGTGGTAAAGCTCGGCCGTGTCCTTGTTGATCGCGGTGAAGAGCGCAGGGTTGGAGGAAATCCCCGGCACCTGCGCTTCCATGTAGGCCTGATAGACGGCGATCTGGGCGGCGTAGACGGGCTTCGATTTGGTCACGCCATCCTTGACACAGGCACGCCAGTTCTTGGCGTTCATCGTCTTGCATTCCCAGAGCGCGGGAACGGCAAGGCCAAAGCCCTCGGGGCCGGCGGCAATGATGCCGTCGACATGACCGCGGATGCGCCCGCCCGCGACGGAAAAGCCAAACTGTCCGCCATCGGGGCGGTTGCCTTTCTGCGTGTAGAGATCGAAACCCGCACCGCGCAGCCAGCGGATTGCAAGCTCCTCCAACTCGTGACCAATGGCGAAAATGCGTAGAACCTGACCTGAAATGTCCTGGCCCTCATCCTTCGGCGTGGCCGTGAACTCGAATTGCAAGGCCCGTTCACAGGCATGGCCAAGGCGGGATCCGCCAAGATAGTCACGTGGTGTCCGAGTGGCGTTTTCAGCGATGAGGGCGCTATCGACAGTCTCGTTGACCCGGTCGGCGAAGCTGGGTTTGTGGTTGAAATCGAGGGTCAAAACGGCACCCCCCCACCGAATTCGGCATTGATTTCGTACATTTCATGGCGGAACGTATCGATAGCGACGATCAACAAGAACCGCATTTCAAGTTCGGTCAGGTCAGCGAAGCTGCGATCCCAGCCAATTTCATCAATTTTCCGGCCCACAGCGCGCATCACTGCGGGTATTGCCAACGACTCTTCTTCGGTTATCTCTGCCACAGGCTGTCCTTTCTTGGCTTTTCGGGTGAAGGCCGACTGGCATTGCACAGAGCAAAACCAGCGGTATGTGCGTTTGCCGCGAGGCTTGTTTGGATCGAACCAGCCGAAGCCGCGCGTGCGGGAAAGGCAGACGGCGCAGAGCTGACCTCGCGGATGCCAGAGGCGATCAAAGTCCGGGCGATCCGCAGCCGCTGCGGGCGGGGATTGTATTTGCGCGACATGGCTCATGCGGCCTCTCGCGAAGTTGGTGCCGCAGCCATGATCAAGCTGCGGATCTCGCGCTTGTTGAAGGTGAAGGTCATCAGCGCCGAGGCCTTGTAGCGGGTCAGGCCATAGTCGCTGCGCGCGGCAGGAGAGAGATATTGCAACTGCTTGTCGGTGGCGGGCTGACTCAGCCAGCCGCGGGTCTTGAAGGCGCTCTCGTCGGTTTCATGCGCGTTCAGCCAGTCATCGGCCTGTGCCAGGCACACGGACCGCTCGCCGATGCCCAGAAGCCGGGTCTTGGTCCCTTTGCGGCCGCCGACCGCGTACCACTGGCCCTCAAACCAAAAGATGCCACCCCAGGCCGTGAAGCCCGTGGCCATCAGCGCATCCTCGGACCCGCAAAGATCAACCCAGCAGAAGCTTGAGCGCTTCAGGAGGTCGATTTCCGTCATCAGGAACCCGGACAGTTCACCGTCCGTTGCCTACTGGCTCTTGGGGTCGTCCTCATCGTCTGCCACGAGTTCCCCGCAGATCGGGCACTCGCGGCAAGCCAGCGGTATGTCAGCTTTGCAGGATGGGCAGGTCTTCGTCGGGGCGTCGCCGGTTTCTGTCTTGCCGTCGAGATCAGCATCCTGTTCCAGCGTGCCATGGGTCAGGCTCGAGGTGCCAAAATCCAGCACGATGCAGTCGGTCTTGACGACGCCCGGGAACTCAGCCGGATCGACCGTGCGCAGGCCCCGGCCCACCATCTGGATCATGGTCGATTTGTAGGAACTGGGGCGCAGCAGCACGACGCAGGAGGTGGGCGGATCATCCCAGCCTTCCGTGAGCACGGCCACGTTTGTGATGACGCGGATCTCGCCGCGGGCGAAAGCCTCCAGAATGGCGCGCCGTTCCTCGCCGGGCAGATCGCCATGGATCAGCCCCGTCGGGATGCCGGCCGCGTTGAAGGCCTCGGCCACATGCGCCGCATGCGCCACGGTTGAGCAGAAGACCACAGTCGGGCGATCGTTCGCTTTCTCTTGCCAGTGACGGATCACTTCATCGGTGATCGGCGCGCGGTCCATGATTTCGGCCACTTCCGCCATGTCGAAATCCGACACGGTCTTGCGCACGGCCCGCAATTTGTCTTGTACGCCCACATCGATGACAAAGGTGCGGGGCGGCACCAGATGGCCAGAGGCGATCAGCTCGCCCAGGCGGACCTGGTCGGCGACATTATCAAAGACCGCCCGCAGCCCCTTTTTGTCGCCCCGGTTCGGCGTCGCCGTGACCCCGAAGATGCGCGCTTCTGGGTTGGCATTGCGCACGTGATCGATGATCCGGCGGTAGCTGTCAGCGACCGCGTGATGCGCCTCGTCAATGACCAACAGGTCCAGCTTCGGCATCGAGGCAAGGTTGCGCTCTCGCGTAAGCGTCGGAACCATGGCGAAGGTTACCTGGCCGCCCCAAGACTTGGTCGTCGCATCCAGCACCGAGGTTGCGATGGCCGGATTGACCCGGCCAAACTTCGCGCAGTTCTGCACCGTCAACTCGTCGCGATGGGCAAGCACGCAGGCCTTGGCGTCAGTGTCGCCGATGCTTTCGCCAGTGACCGCCGAAAGCATAATCGTTTTTCCTGCCCCGGTCGGGGCGATGCCGAGCGTGTTGGCTCGGGTGGCGAGCGCAGCAAGGCTGCG